TCTGGAGAAATGAAAGCAGTTTAACCTTTAAACAACAGTTTTAAATGCTCTTGGCCGACAGTCACTGGGCAAATTCCCGAAGGAATTTTTTACAAATTAACCTTTCTGGGATTTTGCCCAGAACTACAAACAGGAGAATTTAAAATGAGTAATACATTAACCTCAATTCTGGTTCAAATCCTGGCAAAAGGAATGATGACTCTGCGTCAGCAAGTTCTTATGACCAGGCTTGTAAACACTGACTATTCCATGGAAGCAAAGAAAAAAGGACAGACCATTGATATTCCTATTGGCTCTGCACTTACTGCCTCCAATGTTACACCAGCTGCTGTTCCAACAGCACCTTCTGATTTAACTCCTACCACAGCACAGATTTCCCTTACCAACTGGAAGCATGCTGATTTTGCTCTAAATGATCAAGAAATTGGTCGCATCCGGGCTGATCAAGACTTTGTGCCACTTCAGATGAATGAAGCTTTTAAGGCTCTTGCCAATGCCATTAATGACTCTGTATATTCCAAATATACTGGTATTTATGGATATGTTGGTACTGCTGCCACTACTCCTTTTGGGGCTGGTGTTGAAGTTGCCAGTGCAACCAATCTCAGAAAAACCCTTCATGAGCAGCTTTGTCCCAGAGATGATAGAAGGGGTGTTCTTGATTTTGCTGCTGAAGCTGCTGCCCTTAATCTGTCTCAGTTTTCTGATGCTGAAAAAAGAGGTAGCAAGGACACCAAAGAATCAGGCAATGTTGGAAGGGTTTTTGGCTTTGATTGGTTTGGAGAAGATGCTGTTCCAAGCCATACTGCTGGAACTGCTTCCGGAGCAACCACAGATGCTTCTGGGTATGCGGTTGATGTTGAAACACTCACTCTTGCCTCTGCTGGAACTGGAACTATCCTTACTGGAGATATTTTCACCATTGCTGGTGACACCCAGACTTATGTTTGTGTGACTGGTGATGCTGATGTATCTGGTGGTGGAACAGTGACATTTAAACCACCTCTAAAAGTTGCCATCACAACTTCTGCAACTGCCATTACCCTTAAAGCCACTCATGTTGTTAACCTTGGCTTCCACCGGGATGCTTTTGGTCTTGCTATGAGGGCACCTGATGCTGGTCTGAAAGAACTTCTTGGTGCAAGTAAAGCCGGGAATATTATTGAATCTGTTACCTTGGCAGATCCTGTTTCCAAGCTTATCATGCGGCTGGAGTTGATTCGTGGTTATAAAATGACTATTTGGGATGTTGATTGTCTCTGGGGTACTGCTCTTGTTGACCGGGATAAAGCAGCCAGACTTGCTGGATAATCATCAGTCAAATCTGTGAAGGGTATTTAATCCCTTTTGTGCCCTTCACACAAAAAGAAGGAAGGAATTATGAAGGTTGAAACCATAAAAATAGTTTCTAAAAATGCAAAGGGTGGATTTGTGGTTATCAACAAATCAGATCTCAAAACCACTCATACTATTTTTGGAGAAAAAGTTGCTCCTGGAAAATCAGAAGTTAAAAAAGTTGCCACCACTCTTAAAGGAAAAGTTTTCAAAAAATAAAAATTAATCCAAGCGTGATGTTTTGGAAGAATAAATAAAAAAGGAGAAGAAAGATGAAAAAAAGAATTTTAATACCCTTTATACTGGTGATGATTTTTATTGCCTGTTTCTTAGGGTATCAAACAATCCTGGCCACAACCTATACTCAGCCACTGTATGGGTCTTATGAACTTGTCCCAACGGCAGATACAACTGATAATATTTCTTCCAGAGATGTAATTGGAAATAAATCTGATGCTGCCGCAGCCGGGGCTGTGACAACCACTGAATCAATAATGGCTTATGCCAAACAGGGAGTTGGAAGCCAAGAGACTACTGTCTCAGCCACTCTAACAACCCTAACTAATGGAAACAACAATCTCTTTGTAGTTGCTGGTGGACCAGTTAAAATCCTTGAGATAACTGCCTATGTTACGACCATTATAGAATCGAAAAGTTGCTTGATTAATTACAATATTGATCCCACTACTCCTGCGGGTGATACTGCCTTTGGAACAGATGGTACAGCACTTGAGATAAATGGCGATGCTGTTGGAACTTTGTATACCTGGGATGGTGTAATAGCAAATGATCTTACAGCCACCACAAATGGCGTTGCTTTGGGGGTGGCTGCTTTATCCGGGTTAATTGTTCCAGCTGGCTCAATTGAATTGGCAGCTGTTGTTTCAACCTCTGCTACTGGTGCTGTCACAGTCTATATCCGTTATATACCTTTGGCAATCGGTGCTACCATAACCGCAGCATAAAGTATGAATATCATCCAAAAACTGGGGTGAAAACCCCAGTTTAAAAAGGAAAAGAAAATGGCAGTTACAGTAACAGTAGAAGATGGGTCAGGAGTGGCAAATGCAAATTCGTATGTCACTATAGCAGAAGTTGATGCCTGGGTTTTAACTAATCCACATGATACAACTTGGACAGCTTTGACTGATGCTGCAAAGAATGGGTATGCTGTGATGGCTTGCCGGGTTTTAAATGAACAAATGAATTGGGATGGATGGCAAATAGATGCTGATCAAGCTCTTGATTTGCCCAGATCAGGGATGGTTGATAAGAATGGAAATTCTATTGATAATGATGAGATCCCAACCGAAGTAAAAAATGCCCAATGTGAACTTGCCCGATTGCTTGTTATAGAAGATAGAACCGCAGACCCGGATACTGCAGGATTCAAAGAAATTGGTGTTGGCTCTATTAAATTGGTGATTGATAAAGCAGATAGAGTGCCAACCCTGGCAAGTGCTGTTTTTATTATGTTATCTTCTTTTGGAAGCAAGTCTGTTACCAAAGGTATCAGCAGAGTTATAAGGGCATAAAAATGGTTGAATCAGCGGTTAAAATATATGGAAAAATTAGCAGCACTAAATCTAAAGAATTTTCTATGGATAGATCAACCCACGCTTTTAATTGTATAGACCACGCTTTGCATAAAATATTTGAAGGGGCTTCTTTTAGTGTTTCTGATTCCGTAGTTTGTGATACTACAACTGTAAAATGGCAAATTACAACTCCAGACACAACAAAATATTCTCATTTAAAATTTTCATTAAGTAGTACTGGAGAAGCAACCTTTTTGGTTACAGAAGGATCAGATAGAACAGATGGAACTGCTTTATCTGAAGTAAATAAAAAAAGAGTTGGGACACCCACAGCAGCAACAACCATAGTTACAAGAACACCAACGGGAGGTTCAACGGATGGTGCAACAACTTTATTTTCAATAAGGAAAAGTGCAACAATACAACCAGATGAAAATGATTTTTGGATCTTAAAACCCAATACTAAATATGTTATTTCTATAACAACTTATGCAGCTGTTTATGCCACAATGAAAATTGATTGGGCTGAACACACAGATAAGGATTAATATGGGACTTGCAAATACAATTCAGAAGGCAGCAAAGACAGCTTTTAAAGCCATTGGGGATATTCCTTTGGTTTGTACTTATACTTCCAAAGGAGCAAGAACCTACACAGCGGCAACTGGGGCAATAACTTCAACTGATACAGCCTATACTTTGTTGAAAATTTTATTTGAAGATTATACAGCCAAAGAGATTATGGATTCAGGTGGTGTGATTTTGAAAACTGATCAGAAAGCTTCTATCCCAAACTTGAATTTAACTCCTACTCCCAAGAGAACTGACTTTATCACTGACTCTGCCAGCAAGAAATGGACAATAGAGGATGTTATGCTTGATGCTGCAAGAGCTTTGTGGGTTTTCCAGGTAAGGAGAAGCACATAATGGCAAAAGTCTCTTATAACACAAAAAAACTTGCAAATAAGGTATCTGGAAGATTTGAATTATTTGTAAGGAAAATTGCATTGGATGGATTGAGACAGCTTATTCGACAAAGCCCAGTTGATACAGGAAGATTTAAAGCAAATTGGTCTTCAGGAAGTATAAAATCAGAGAAAGTAAAAGCTCCAATTACACCAACAAAAAAAGGTGCTTTAACTTCTCCAAGTGATTTTGGAAGGAGTTCAAAAGGAATTTCAACTTATAAATTGAATAAAAATTTATGGCTTTACAATAATATGGTTTATGCTGTGCCTCTTGAATTTGGTTCATCTCTTCAAGCCCCAAAAGGTTGGATGAGGAATACAGCAAGAATGATGCAAAAAAAATTAAATGAAGTGAAGGATTTGGTATGAGTTATGCACAGGAAAGAACAGATATTGAATCCAGGTTAAGTACAAACTGGTCAACAACTCCAATTAAGTGGGATGGTGTTGCTTTTACTCCAACTCCTGGTACTCCTTGGATTAGGTGCTCAATCCTGCCGGGTGATGTAGAAGCCCTTGAATTTGGACGGGATACTACAAAAGAACATATGGGAATTATTGATATTGGAATTTTTGTTCAGAAAGAGACTGGAACTGTTTTGGCAAGGACTTATGCGGATACCCTTTCTGCCCTATTTGATATGGTTGCATTCGGTACTATTGATTGTGATGAAGCTTCAGTTCAGAATCTTGGGGTTGATGGCGATTGGTATCAACTTAATATAACAATACCTTTTTCAAGAAGGGAATAAAAAATGGAAGATCCAAATGCATGGGCTGAGTGCGAAGGCTGCAAAAAGAATTTTGTTCTGAGAGCTTCTGCTTATGAAAAATTAATGGAAGATGAAGAACCAATTGTTTGCCCAGAGTGTTTTGGTAAGATAGAAGATGCTCAGATTGAAGAAGCCCTTGGAGAGCAACAGATAAGATGCTTTGAATATCGTATGATAAAGATTTATTCAATAACTGAAGATGAATTAAATAAAATAGGTGGAGATGGTTGGGAGATGACAGCTGTTTCTGGTCACACAATATTTTTTAAAAAGGGGTATTTCAAATGATTGCTGTAAAATGCGCAAGATGCAAAAAAGATTTTAAGATTTCAGGAACTGACTTTGATGAAAGAAGGGCTGCTGGAATAAAGATTGTTTGTCAAGTGTGTTCCACCCTTCCACCTAAAACAAAAACCAATTTTAAAAAGGTTGAGAAAAAAGAAAAAAAGTAATGAAAAAGAGCACTCACAAATTAGTTGGAATTACTAAAGTCAGAAATGAACAAGCTATCATTCAAGATACTTTGGATCATTATTCTTCCTTTTGTGATGCTCTTTATGTGTACGATGATGCTTCAACCGATGATACTGCTTGGATTTGCCGGGAACATCCTAAAGTAAGAAGTGTATTATTGGGAACTTACTGGGATGCAGACAGATTAAGGGCTGAATATCAGAACAGACAAAGGATCTTAGAAGAAGCTCAGAAAGATGATCCTGAATGGATTATTTATTTTGATGCTGATGAAAGGATCGAGTGGGATTTTCAAGGCTATGAAGCCTATGATGGAGTAGTAATGAAACTTTATGATTACTACATCACTCACGAAGATTTGGGCCAGCTTTATTCTAATAGAGAATGGATTGGGCCCGAATACAGAAATATCCTTATGATGTTCAAAAATACCCCAGAAGTTTGTTATACTGGCTTAGATCAAAGGGAAGCAACACTGGCGGATAATGCTCAATGCCTCAGTGCCGGATACGTTAAACATTATGGAAAAGCTATTTCAATAAAAGAATGGGAAAAAACTTGCGATTATTACGGGAAGTATTTCCCACCCTACAGTCAAAAATGGTTGGCTCGAAAGGGAAAAGCAATTCACACATTATCTGATTTTAATCGTCCATTAATTAAGTGGGAAGAAAGATCAGAGAAAGGAGTTCCATTGTGAAGGTTTTAATTTCTGCAAAATATGTATCTGATGACGCCAAATGTGGTGGCTCAGGAAGATTTATGCAATGTGTTTCTGATACCTTGATCGAATTAGGGCATACAGTGACTACTAATGTGAATGACGAATGCGATTTAATTATTTGCAGTCACGATATTAGCTGGCTTAAAAGCAGACTTGAAAAAAAGGTTTTTATTTCTCACGGAGTAATTCTGGAAGAAGCCTGTCCAAAAGGAGCAGACCGATACATTTCAATCAGTGAAGAAGTAAGAGCAGTTCATACAGCTAATGGATTCAATACGGATACCATTGGTCAACCCATTGTTATTAAAAAACGAGTACAGCCCGGTTTCTTTCTCAGAAATATTTTAATCATCCGAAGGGAAGAACAATTGTTGAAAGATCCATTTGATTTTTTATTTGATCAATACAATGTAAAAGTAAGTGATCCAAATATTCCAATTGAAGATCAGATTGCTTGGGCTGACCTTTGTATTACTTTAGGCCGGGGAGCATTAGAAAGTATGGCTCAGGGAAAGCCTGTTTTGATTGCTGATAATCGGCATTATATGGGCGCAGTTGGTGATGGTTATGTTACACCATCCAATATAAAAGAGATTGCCAAGAACAACTTTTCTGGCAGACGTTTTGCAATTCCAATTACAAAAAATTGGGTTCTTGCTGAGCTCAAAAAATATAAGGCAGAGGATTCTCACTTTCTTTATAATTATGTCAAAAAGAATCATAACGCCAAAACTATTGTCCAGGAATACCTTAAAAAGAAAGTACATATCAAGCCAGATAATAAAGTGGCTTTTGGTTGTATGGTAAACGACAGGAAAAGGCTCGATTTAATACTCAGAAACTCCTCTTTGGGCAGTTCCCCATGCTTTACTATTATGGAGCCTGAAACAGCTTCAAAAGGGCTTAATACGATGTTAGATGCGATTGAGAAAAGTGGGGCTGAAATCGGGGTATTAACCCATCAAGACATGTTCTATCCAGGGCATTGGCTCCCAGCAATGAAACAACAGATTAAAAAGCTCCCAGAAGATTGGGTAATTGCTGGAATTGTGGGAAAAGATGAAGAAGGAAATCTATGCGGAAGATTTCATGATATGAGCTCTCCACTTTGGATTGTTTCTGATCATGATCTTCCGGTTAAATGTGCGTGTCTGGATGAATGCACAATAATTGTAAATATGAAATCCGGTTTCCGGTTCGATGAAGAAATGTTGGGGTTTGATTTATATGGAACGTATGCTTGCCTCAGAGGACAGGAACTTGGCTCAGTATGGATAATTGATGCATGGGCAGAACACTACTGTACTCGATTTCATATGGAATGGGAACCAGATGAAGTTTTTATGAAAATGTGGAAATGGCTTTATGACCGATTTCCAGGACAGAATCTTGATTCGACTGTTCTGGTAAATAAAGAGAATCAAAAGCAGATTGATAAGCGTCAGGAGCTTAAATTGAAGGCTGCAAGTTAATAATGTTAATTTAAAGAAAGGAGAAGAAAAATGGCCGCAGTTATTGGTAAACTTGCAAAGGTAATGTATGGATCAGTTAAAATCGCTGGTCTGTCAACTTGGACTGTATCTGGATATGAAGCACAAACTCTTGAAGATACTGAATTTGGTGATTCAGTTCAGTCTTTTCTGTTTGGTGGTGCTGGAGATCCTGGTACAATTTCATTCACTGGTTATCACGATCCGGCAGATACCACAGGACAGGCTGCTTTTGCTACTGCCTGTAAAGCCGGGGTTGAGTTATCAAATCTTTATTTTTATGAGACAGCCACCAAGTATTGGGCTGTTGCAGCAGGTGGAAAAATTCTCCCTACCAAATGTGATTCTATCTCTTTTGATAGAAATGCTCTTGGCCAGGTTGATTTCGCAGGAAAAGTATCTGGAGCAGTGCTAACTGCATACGGAACTTGATCTGCTTTTTTATTAATTCTTAAAGTGTAAAAAATGCGAAAGGAAAGGCCAAAGATGGAAAAAGGTGTAACATTTAACATTGGACAAGAAGATAAGGGTGATTGGTTTGATTTTTTTGAGTCTGAAGTTGATTTAGCCACAGGGGAAATTATTTATTTTCCCCCAAAAGCTGGAACTGGTAGAGCTTGTTTCAGGTCTGCAAAAGACCTTCTTATGGAACAACTTT